AAAGTTTTCGTACACCTCGGACATGAACGCGGTTAAAAGTTCGATCTCCTCCGTGTATGTGTTTTCATCCTCCAGGGCATTTTGACGGGCGGACGAATAGGTGGCCCCGCTCATGTCGCGGCTTACCGCCTCATAAGAAAGGCCCTGGCCTGCGCCGATCAATCCCTGCTGTGTTTTCAGGAACGCGGTGGCGTCGGTGGCTGCCCCCTTTGGGTCCACCACCTCCACGTCGTCCCCGGCCCCCAGTTCCATGATCATGCCTGGCGTCATTTTCTTGCCGGAATAGTCCACCTGGCCGCCCTTGCCGGTCCAGCTGCTCCGCCCGGTCCCGCCGCTGGGCAGGGTCTTTTTGATCACCAGGCCCACCAAGGCGGCGATCCGTTCCTTGATGGCCACAGCGGTGATAAATTCGTTTGTGTCCCGTACCCTGGTTATAGTCGGGGTCATATCGGACATTTCCCGCAGCTGGCTGGGGCGGTGTCGGCTCTTGTAGAAAAACACGTCCTTGGCGTCAATAAACGCCGGTTCCGCCAGCTGCCAGCCCTCTATGTCATACTGGCGGATCCAATAGCCCACCGGGCGGCGATACTGGTTATACTCAATGCCGCCCACCACCCTGTTTCCCTGCTGGTGCGGGGTGGACTGGGTCTTGTCCAGTTCGTCAACATCCAGGCATTGAAGTTTGAACGGCACCACACCGCCACGGGTGTGGCGGTACAGGACGATCATGCCGCCGTCCACCTTTTTCCGCTCCACCATCATCCGCAAAATTTCATTGAAAGACTGTTCCCCGGTCACGTCGCAGTTGCGGGCTTTACACCAGCGTTTCCACGCCTTTTCAATCTGCTTGTCCAGGCCGTCGTTTCCCGTCGTGGCCCGCAGGGTGTAGCCCTTGCCCACCACGTTCCGCTTGTAGGCATGGAGAACGGCCTGGGCTATATCGCTGTTCCGCTCCAGGTCCCGCGCCCGCGCCCGCACAATGTCCCGGCTGTATTTGTCGGTTGCCTCCGCGCTTTCGTTTGTGACCCGCCACCCGGAATTGATCCGGCCATTTCCGGCGGCGTCATACCCCCGCAGTTCCTCCAGCCCTTGCCGCCACAGTTCCCGCTCGTAGGCATGGCGCGGGGACACAGCGGCGATCATGCTGTCAAGCCAGCCCACGCCGATCACCTCCCGTCAAAATACGCCACATAGGTGCGCCCCATCAGCGGGCCGCTCTCCTCGGTGGCCAGCTGGGCCTCCAGGTCGTCCCGCATGGATTTCAACATGGCCAGGTCCGCACGGGTCAGGGACCGGCTGCCGATCTTGTAGGACTGGCCGCCACATAGCACGGTGGTGATGGCGGTATTTACCTGGGCCAGCATTTCCGCCGCCGTCATTTTCGTTTCGTCCATGGTTGCCTCCGGTTAAATCCATTCTTCATGTTGGCGGATCCAGTTTTCCTCCGGCGCGGGTTCCTGCCGGGGCGGCTGGTCCACCTTTTCCTGCGGTTTCTCCGCACCCTCCTGGTTCTGGAGAAACAGGGATCGGACCTCCAGCACGTCCGCCGCTGCCGCCGCGTACACTTCACAGTCCAGGTAATGGTTGGCCGCGTGGGACGTTTTCAGTTCCCACCGCTGGACCACCTTGCCCTTGGATCGTTCTGTTACCTTGTGTTCCGCTGTGACCTGTTCGGCATATTCCAGGTCGCAGTCTTTGTGTACCATCCAGGATCCGCGCCCGTTTGGCCGCCTCATTCTGGCGGCGATCATATCCTTGTATTTTCCGCCGTCCACCAGGACCAGTTGCATACCGTTGGCGCGGCTCCCGGCCTTGTCCACGGTCGAAATTCTGTAATGTCCTTGCATGGTGGGGACGCCCTTGCATGGCCGCACCCATTCCGCATTGATCAGGCAAAATTCATATACCGCGTCGGTCTGGTCGCCGCTGTCCATCAGGGCCAATTCCACCATCATTTTTTCGCCGGACGGCATGGAAAAAGAGGTATTCATAACCCGCTCCACCTCCGCCATGGAAAGCGCCTGGCCATGGGCCACGTTCTGGCTGGTCATAAAATCGCCCCAGGCCCGGATCGTCCAGTACAGACAATTTTCCTGCACGTCGATCCCACCGGTCAGCAGTTTGGTCCATTCCGGCAATTCCCAGGCGGGCACCTCGGTCTGGCGCTCCATGACCAGATCCGCGTTGGTTTTCAGCTTGGTATCCTCCCACGGCTCCGCCAGCCAGCTGTTGGTGAAGTTTTGCAGCAGTTCCGGGTCGTCTTTGCTCCGCATGAACTCCTTGGCAATATCGGAAAAGCGGGTAAAAGGGGAGTACAGGGTGGAGATCCAAAAGGCCACGCTTTTGGGCCGCGCCGCGCTCTTTCGCACATACTCCCACCGGCCAGCCTCCAGCATTTTGCCCTTGTCCTGGTCGGTGATCACGCACCCACACGCCTGGCACACATAGCTGGCCATTTCCGCCCGCTCCGCGTTGTCCGGCACGTCGTCCTTGCTGGGCCACTTGATTTGTGCAAATTTCAATTCGATATACTGGCCACAATGGGGGCATGGGACGAAATAGTGTTTTTCCGCGTCCGCCTCCTCCTTTGCTTTCCAGATATGGCCCGTTTTCAGCGTCGGCGTGGAGGTTATAAAAATTTTTCGGTTGGTTGTGTAGGTCTTTGTCCGCTCTATGGCCAGGGAAACAGGATCCGCCTCTTTCTTGCTGGCCCCTGGGTATTTGTCCACTTCATCCAGGAACAAATAGCGTATATTTGTACTTGCAAGGTCCGCCGGGCTGTTGGCGCCGTTCAGGTAGACGGTCATGGTGCCAAATTTCAGCTGCAATTTTTTGCTGATATGCTCCCGGTATTTCTCCGCCAGCACCTTGCAAGCCTTGATCATGGGGTCCAGTTTGGCGTCCACGGTCCGCTCCGCCAGGTCGTCCGACGGGTACACAATCATGGTCGGCCCCGGTGCCTGGTCGATCAGGCTGCCCAGCATATTCTCCATGGCAGACGTTCCGCCCACCTGGGTGGGTTTGACGAAAACAATTTTTTCCACCACGTCGTCGTCGAATGTGTCCATGATCTCCACCAGGTAGGGGGTCACGCTGTTACGCCACGGCCCTGGTATGGCGTTCCCGTCCGGCAGTATGCGGTGCTTTTCGGCCCACTTTGACACGGAAAGACGCTCCCGTGGCCGCAGGACCTCCAGGGCCGGCATGATCCAGGCGGGTGCCTCAAATTTTTTTACGCGAAACTTTCTCACCGGTTCCCACCTCCGCCGGTTCCACAATGGCTGCGGCCACAAACAGGGCCAGCATATCCTCCAATTCTTTGCGGGTTGCCCTCTCAATAGCGCGGGCGGTGGCGGCGTCCGTATAGCTGCCCACCGTCCCCGCCACCCGGCTGGGAATGTTCATAACAAAACTTTTGAACGTGTCCATGAACTCCGCCAGCTGCTCGGTTGCCGTTGCGGTTTCGATGTATCGCCCCTCCGCTATGTCCGCCTTTATGCTGGCAAGCTGGCCCTGGCTCTCTTTCAGTTTCACCTCGGCCTCCAGCTTTTTCAGGTTCAATTCTGCTGTGCGGCCTCGCTCCCCGGTTTCCTGGGCCTTTTGCTCAACATGGGAAATATAGCGTTGAACGGTGGCACAAGTCCGATATTTCCGCACCCCGCCGCCCGGCGGGATCTCTGTCTCCAGCACCCCGTCCTGGGTCAGCTGTTGGATCCGGCGGACGCTCTTTCCCAGTAGCTTGCCTATGGCGGTAGGGTTGGCCCACTCCGGCACGGTCCCGGTCAGGACCTCCGGCTTTTCCGTTTTCGGCTTTTTTGGTGCCGCCTTTTTCGTGGTTGTTTTCTTTTGCTCCGCCACGGCAGGCGGCCCCCTTTCCGCCCCGGCGGTGTAGGTCCGCCGGTTTCGCTTTTTTCGCCTGCGCCCGTTTCGCATTTTGGGCCGCTCCGGCCCGCTCGGTTATCCCCCCTTTTAGGGGGGGATAAATTTTCCGGGCGCTTTGGGCCATGCGTAACGTAACAGGCCCGAAATTTTTTTGTTTCATGGGCAAAAATACCGGGCTTTCCTTGCCCCGCGTTGCCGAACTCGCGGGCCTATCAACACAGCGCCCCAGCGCGTGGCCAGGCCGTGGAGGGCCGCGGGTGGGCGTGGCCATGCGGGGCAGGCTCCGCGCTCACAGCGTACAAAACAACGGGGCCGCCAGGTCTGTGTCAACCTGGCGGCCCTCGCTATTCCCTTACGGCTTTCCATGCTATCAATATAGCACAGGTAAAAGTCCAACAGCGTCCACACTTTTCAGCGTGGCCTATTTCTTTGCCCCTTTGTTCCTGGCCTTAAATTCCCCCAGCAGTTTCCCGCTGTCCTCATGCCTGGCCAGCATATCCAGGGCGGCGTTGTAATAATTAAAAACCGCTGACCGGCTCATGTATACCTCCCTGGCAATCTGGTCCCATGGCTTGCTGTCTATGTGCCGCATTTCCACCACGGTGCGCTCGGTGGACCCCACGGGCAGCAGGTCGATCAGGTCCATAACATTCTGGACGGCCTTGGCCATTTCCGCCTGCTGGGCCTCGATCCGCT